CAATGTGAATCGTTTCATAACGCTTGCCATGTTGAGTTTTGCAGAAACATAGGGTAATGCATCAGGGCCACGAATGAGGTCAAAATTACGTTTAAGAAAAACACACCGGTCAAGAGTTTTATAGTCCATATCCTCTTTCTTGTCTCCCGGGGTTGCCGTGATGCCAAATTTGGCATATGCTTCTACCAACTCTTGCGGGGTGACATGTGTCTTCACATAATCAGACACACCAAGAACTACGTCGTCCCCGCACGCGACAACGCGGAGTGACGTGTTGGGATCATAACTACTAGACAATCCTTTGTCGTGCAAAACCATATAAACTGCACTATGTGCCATGAGTATAGAGCAGTATGTGTTTTCTATCGACGTGTCAAACTTACCACTAGAGACATCATCGACGCGTAGATTAACCATGACCTTCTTATCATAACCGGGGAAGAAGTTGACAGAATGATGTCGTGCTATTAAGAACCTCCTAACACGGTCACGATCTTCTACTCGGTACATGCTACATACAAAATCAACGTAGTTATTAGTAAAATGTGATGATAATGTGACGTCGATTCCCTTTATATCCACGTCTAAATAGTTACAACCTTGTCCTCCTATTTCAGTAATCCAATCCGCTATGATTCCGAACTTCGTCACGGGATTCACACAATTGGCAAAACCTTTCCAAGTCTTTATCTGACCTTGGTAAATCGAATGGCTAAATCTCCTAAGAAACATCTCTCCGCTACTTTAACAAGAGAGTTGGGGCTCGCAATAATGCGAGTTCTGCCTTCCATTAACTTTCCATTTAATTGGCTCGTCTTTGAGGAAATTTTTAATAGGCCACACAGGGCTGTGGTGATCGAACTGGTGGACAAAATTTTCACTGTTTGCTCTGAAACCACTATCAGCAGCCCTTTCACCCATAGTCCACTTAGGGCGTCCAAAAGGGTCTATCCCAACAGACTTACGAGCAGGTAACTTAGGGAGGTCAGCAACATCGCCATCTAACACTTCTTTAACTGAAAATACCCTCATAGTTGGAGCACGCGCACTTGACAAAAACTGGTTTACCTTATGTGCTACATCGTCAAGTACAATCGAAAGTTCTGGGTCTACACCAGTGCGTTTCGCTGAAATAGATGCATGGACCAAGTAAGGATTCTTTCTGTGGTCAGGTATGTCACACCTTCCCTTGTCAGTGCAAACCTTGATATCTGAAGTCAATAACCCATAAACCAACACATCAGGATCTATTGTTCCTTTACGGGCAAGATCGCGCGCATATGATACGTCTAAAATCTGGACACCGAATTGTGATGCTATCTCGGTGACATCTGAACAAATAATGCTACCACATTTCTCGTTTGATTGAAAATCAGTGTTTTTGACGATATAGTCGCCAAAACTAAGGCGTGTGACGGGGCTTGACGCATTCTCAACAACATTAGCATCGACTGTATAACAGGGGGTCACACTAGTGTCTACGTCACCTAACTCTCTAAGGGCATCCATACAATCTTCGCGAAATAAAGGAGCACCAAGGTATTGTGTACCCTGCATCGCGAAATGGAGTCCGAAAATTATGGAATTTTGAACTCCAGAATCATTCATTAACAATGGTAAACCACAGTCTCCTAGCGTCGTTGGATTGCCGTGGTCAAAACACTTAACAGTTCCAATAGGTGTATAAATGTCTTTAATTCGCACTTTACAATCACGTGAATATGTATGCAGGCTAGGAAAATACCGCTTCATTATAACATTAATTTGCTCAGTGTTCCTATATTTCCCTGCAAACTTTTCAAAGCTGTCTCTAGGCATGACACAATTCACGTATGATGACTTACTCTGACTGTAACTATTGACAGTGACATGGTGCGGAAGTTTAAAAAACATGAGGTCTCTGTCGTCAACAATCTTAAATTGGCCAATATAAAATTCATAAACACAATTAGAGCTCGCGCTGATCAATTTTATGCGACATTGTGTTATATTTAATGACCGTTGTAAGAAATAATGCTT